ATGGACGAGCTGTTGGTCAGCCTGAAGGGCAAGCCCAAGCGCCGCAAAATCAACGTGACCAGCTTCACGGCAGAGAAACGCCAGAAGTTTCTGGATGGCCTTGCGCTCACCTGCAACATCACCCGGTCCGCAAGCTATGCCGGGATTCATCGCGGCACGATCTGCGCGACGCGACGGCGGGATCCGGTGTTCGCCGAGCAGTTCCGGCACGCGCTGGCGCTGGGATATGACCGGATCGAGGCGCTGGTGCTGGAGCATGGGGGGGCCGGGGTGGAGATTGATATCGATCCGGACCGGGCCGAAGCCGATGGCTTGAACGAACCATTCGACATGGACCGGGCGATCCGGGTGCTGACTTATCGCCGGGGCGAACGCAATGGCGAGCCGAACCGGCGCACGGGACGCCCCCGGCGGGCCGCAACCCGCGAAGAGACGAATGCGGCACTGATCAAGGCGCTGACGGCGGCCCAGCGACGCGTGGAGAAACGGCGTGACGGCGGAGATTGATCCGCTGGCGCTGGCCCAAGCTGACCCGGCGACGATTTCCGACGGCCTGCTGCGCGACGTGTGGAAGGCGTTGCCCCCGGAGGAGCAGACACGGGTTCTGACAACGCTGAGCGATCCGGTTGCACGGGAGTTGGAGCAGCGCTGGCCGATGTGGGTGCATCATGGGCAGGCGGTGCCGCCGGGCGACTGGCGGGTGTGGCTGATCCGCGCGGGGCGGGGGTTCGGCAAGACCCGGACGGGCAGCGAATGGGTCAGCGAACTTGCGCGAACGCATCGCGATGCGCGGATCGCGCTGGTCGGCGCGACGTTCGAGGAAGTCCGGCGGGTGATGATCGAGGGCGCGAGCGGACTGATCGCCGTGGCGCGCGACGGGGAAACGGTCGATTGGCGGCCGACAGCGGGCGAGGTGCGGTTCGGATCGGGTGCGTGCGCGTTTGTCTATTCCGCCGAAGCGCCGGAAGCGCTGCGTGGACCCGAGCATCATTTCGGCTGGTGCGACGAGCTTGGTAAATGGCGGCGTCGTGGGGAGCCGGCCTGGGATAATCTTTCGATGGGGTTGCGGCTGGGGGAGCGGCCGCGCGTGCTGGTGACGACGACCCCGCGCCCGACGCGGCTGATGCGGCGGGTGATGGCACTGCCGAGCTGTGTCGAGACGCGCGGGAGGACGCGGGACAATCCGCATCTGCCGGTGAGTTTCGTGGAGGCGATGGAGGCCGAATATGGCGGCACGCGGCTGGGGCGGCAGGAGCTGGACGGCGAATTGCTGAGCGATGTGCCGGGGGCGCTGTGGACGCGGGCGATGATCGAGGCGGCGCGGGCGGTTGTGGTCGGTGAGCCGGTACGCGTGGTGGTGGGCGTCGATCCGCCGGCGAGTGCGGAGGGCGATGCGTGCGGGATCGTCGCGGTGGCGATCGACGGCGCGGGGCGGCTGAGCGTGCTGGAGGATGCGAGCGTTTCGGGGCTGTCGCCCGAGGGCTGGGCGCAGGCGGTGGCGGCGTGTGCCGAGCGGCACGGCGCGGATCGCGTGGTGGCGGAGAAGAACCAGGGCGGCGACATGGTCGAAAGCGTGCTGCGCGCGGCAGCGGTGGCGATGCCGGTGCGGCTGGTCCATGCCAGCCGGGGCAAGGCGGCGCGGGCCGAGCCGATCGCGGCGTTGTACGAGCGGCGGCAGGTGCGGCACGCCGAGCCGTTCGCGGCGCTGGAGGACGAGCTGTGCGGGCTGGTGCGCGGGGGCGATTATGCCGGGCCGGGGCGCTCGCCGGATCGGGCGGATGCGCTGGTGTGGGCGGCGTGGGAGCTGGTGTTCGGGTGGAAGGGCGAGGTTGGGGTGCGGGGGACGTGACATCCCTCTAGCTGTGGCCCTTCACCCCCGCTAAGCCTCCGCCCATGTGCGTGCTGGCGTTGGCGTGGGGGATGCATCCCAATTGGCGGTTGGTCGCTGCGGGGAACCGTGATGAGCGGCATGTGCGCCCGACTGCGCCGCTTTCGCGCTGGATGGCGCCCAAACCTGCTAACACCCCTGTCATCGGCGGGCGCGATCTGGAGGCTGGGGGGACCTGGCTGGCGGTGAATGAGGCCGGGCGGCTGGCGGCGGTAACCAATGTGCGCGGTGAGGCGGCTGATCCGGCGCGGTTGTCGCGCGGGGAGCTGGTGACCGACATGCTCGCCGGGCAGGAGCCGGAGGATCTGAACGCCTATAACCCGTTCAACCTGATCGCGGTGGATCGCGATGGGCCGCTCTATCTGTCGAACCGGCCCGATCCGGTGCGACGGCCGCTCAGTCCGGGGATGCATGGCTTGTCGAACGGGTTGTTCGATACGCTGTGGCCCAAGACGATCCGGGTGCAGATGGGGCTGCGCGCGTGGCTGGAGGCGGGGAGTTCGGCGCTGGAGCCGTTGTTCGCGGTGCTGGCGGACGAGCGGCCGGCGGGGGCAGCGGAGCGGTACGAGCCAGATCCGCATGAGCCGGTGGATTCGCCAGTGTTCATCCGTAATCCGGTCTATGGGACGCGGGCGAGCACGGTGGTGACGGTGGATCATCTGGGGCGCGGGCGGATTGCCGAGCGGCGGTTCAACTCGAGCGGGCTGCTCGAGGGCGAGAGCGTGTTGAGTTTTACGTGGAGTTGAGATGACGCCGAGGGAATTGATTGGCGTCGCTGAGGTGCCGGGCGGGGAGCCGTTGCGGCTGGTGCGGCATGGGCGTGATCACATCATCATGCTTGAGCGCAACGAGCTGATGTCGAGCCGGATGAGCGGGTCGGAAGAGGCGTTGGCGGAGATGACGCTGGACCGGCTGAGCGATCCGGCGAACGCGCGGCTGCTGATCGGCGGATATGGCATGGGGTTTACGCTGCGCGCGGCGCTCAAGCGGCTGGGGCCGAAGGGATGGGCGTGCGTGGTCGAGCTGGTGCCCGGCATCATCGAATGGGCGCGCGGGCCGATGGCGGACCTCGCTGACGGGTGCCTGGATGATCCGCGCACGCAGCTGGTGATGGGCGATGTCGGCGCGGAGATTGCGCGCAGCCGGGGCAGCTGGGAGGTGATCCTGCTGGACGTCGACAATGGGCCGGACGGGCTGACGCGCGACGCGAATAACGGGCTGTACACGATGCGCGGGCTGGAGAAGGCGCGGGCGGCGCTGGCGCCGGGCGGGGTGCTGGCGGTGTGGTCGGCGGGGCCGGACCCGGCCTTTACGCGGCGGATGCGCGATGCGGGGTTCGAGGTTGAAGAGGTTCAGGTGCGGGCCAGGCAGAATGGCAAGGGGCCGCGGCACGTGATCTGGTTCGGAAAGAAGCGCTGAGCGTTTGATGCGCTGACGCGCATGCGGCACCGGCCCGCTCCCCCACCCGGCCACCCATAGAATATACTGTCGTTGGGTGGCCGGGTGGGGGAGCGGGCCGGTGCCGCCCCATCGCCGTGAGGCGATCAAAGGAGAAAACGCATGAAATGGTTCGGGCGGAAGTCCGGGCGCGAGGGTTCGCGTCCGGTGTTGGCGCGTGGGCACGGCGCGGGCGCGGTGCTGGGCGAGTGGCCGCAGAGTTATGAGGCGCAGGTGCGGGCCGGCTATGCCGCCAACCCGGTGGCGCAGCGGGCAGTGAAGATTGTTGCCGAGGGCGTCGCGGGGGCTCCGGTTGAGGCGAGCGATGCGGCGTTGCTCAAGCTGGTGACCGCGCGCGCGCAGGGGCAGGAGCTGGGCGCGACGCTGGCGGCGCAGTTGCTGTTGCATGGCAATGCCTATGTGCAGCTGCTGGGCGACGGCGCGGGGGGTGTGGCGGAGCTGTTCGCGCTGCGGCCTGAGCGGGTGAGTGTCGAGACCGATGCCGGGGGGTGGCCGGTCGGCTATCGCTATCGCGTGGGCGGGAGCGTCAGCGTGATCGCGGCGGAGGATGCGGCGGGGCGGCCGCAGGTTGTGCATTTGAAGGCGTTCAACCCGGTCGATGACCATTACGGGCTGGGGTGCCTGGGTGCGGCGTCGGGGGCGATCGCGATCCACAATGCGGCAACGCGGTGGAACAAGGCGTTGCTCGACAATGCCGCGCGGCCTTCGGGGGCGCTGGTGTACGAGCCGGGGGACGGGAGCGCGTTGTCGCCTTCGCAGTTCGAGCGACTGAAGGGCGAGATGGAGGCGGGCTTTGCCGGTGCCGCCAATGCCGGGCGGCCGATGCTGTTGGAGGGCGGCCTCAAATGGCAGGCGATGAGCCTGACGCCGGCGGACATGGATTTTGTCGGGCTGAAGGCGGCGGCGGCGCGGGAGATTGCGCTGGCATTCGGGGTGCCGCCGATGCTCATCGGCCTGCCCGGCGACAACAGCTATGCGAACTATCGCGAGGCGAACAAGGCGGTTTGGCGGATGACGATCCTGCCGCTGGCGGACAAGATCCTGGCCGAATTGGCGCAGGGGTTGTCGCCGTGGTTCCCCGACGCGCGGCTGTGGGTCGCGGTCGATAAGGTGCCGGCGATGGCGGAGGACCGCGAACGGCTGTGGCGCAGCGTCAGCGGGGCGGAGTTCCTGACGACCGAGGAGAAGCGGGCGATGCTGGGGATTGCATCGTGAGCGCGCCGGTGGACGGCAAGCTGCTGGCGCAGCTGATCGCGCAAGGGAGCGCGGAGGGCGCGGACATGGCGACATTGCGCGCGGTGGCGGAGGAGGCGGGCGAGTTGGGCGCGAGCCGGGCGCTGGCGCGGCTGGGGCTCGATGATCCGCATGCGGGCAAGGATATGGGCGAGCTGCGCGAGCTGTTGGAGGCGTGGCGCGATGCGAAGCGGTCGGCGGTGAAGGCGGTGGCGGGGTGGGTCGTACGGATGCTGCTGGCGCTGCTGGTCGTTGGGCTGGCGGTGAAGTTGGGGTTTTGGGGGGTGGGGAAGTGAATGGTCCTGACAGGCCCTCCCCCAGCCCCTCCCGCGAGCGGGAGGGGAGTGTGCGTTTCGCCGGTTATGCGGCGGTGTTCGATGTGCCGGACCAGGGTGGGGATGTGATCCGGGCCGGGGCGTTCGGGGCGCGGGTGCGGCGGGTGCCGTTGCTGTGGCAGCATCGCGGGGCGCCGGTCGGCGTGATCGAGGCGATCGGCGAGGATGCGCGGGGGCTGCGGGTGACGGCGCGGGTCGATGCGCCCGAGCTGGCGGCGTTGGTCGCGCAGGGTGCGGTGAGCGGCCTGAGCTTTGGGTATCGCACGGTCAAGGCGCGGCAAGGGCGGTGGCGTGAGATCGAGCGGCTGGAGCTGTGCGAGGTGAGTCTGGTGGTGCGGCCGATGCAACCGCATGCGCGGGTGCATGCGGTGGAGGGACCAACCGTTAGCTGAGGCGGCGCGCGTTGGCGCGGACCTTGCGGCGGTAGTGGGCGAGTGCCTTGCGGGTGGTGGTGGCTGGGCTCATGCCCATGGCGCCGGTCATCATTGCCATCTGAAGTTCGAACGCGGCGGTCATTTTTTCGGAGACCATCAACTCGGTCTCGCACTGCGCTTCGGGGCCGCCCTGGGCGATCTTCGTCGCGCGCAGACCGATCACGGCGGCGGATTCCCAGCCGAGTGACCAGGCGTCGAACCCGGCGTTCATCCAGCTTCTGTTCGATCGTTTGGACATTTGGAATTCCCGGAGTGACGGTGCGTCGCGGTCCTAACGATACAGGATCGAGGATGGGCCCGCGTGGTCGCGCAAGACGCGCTGTTTGCTGATTTTCTGAGACGACGGGGTTCGCCTGACGCGGGCCCCCTCCACCATGCCTTAGGCATGGTTCCCCTCCCCGTTCCGGGGAGGATTTTCAAATGGCGGAGAAGACTATGGAAACGAAGGCAGATGTCCTCGAACAGTCGTTCGAGGCGGTGGAAGCGGCTGGGGTGCCGGTGGCGCGGCCGATGTTGAGCGGCGCGCGCAGTGTGGGCGGCGCTGCGTTTGAGGGGTTTTTGCGCAGCGGCAGCGGCGCGCTGGAGATGAAGGCGCTGTCGGGGGCGAGCGGGGCGGAGGGCGGCTATGCCGTGCCGCGCGAGATCGACGCGCTGGTCGATGCGACGCTGGCGAGCATTTCGCCGATCCGCGCCATCGCCAATGTCGTGACGGTGGGTAGCGCGGGCTATCGCAAGCTGGTCGCGTCGGGCGGGACCGAATCGGGCTGGGCGAGCGAGACGGCGGCACGCGATGAGACCGATACGCCGGTGTTCAATGAGATCGCCCCGCCGATGGGCGACCTGTTCGCCAATCCGGCGGCGAGCCAGGCGATGCTGGACGATGCCGCGTTCGATGTCGAAGCGTGGTTGGCCGACGAGATTGCGCGCGAATTTGCGCGGGCCGAGGGGGCGGCGTTCGTAAGCGGCAACGGGACCAACAAGCCCAAGGGGTTTCTGACCTATGCCACTGCGGCGACGGGCGATGATGTGCGCGCGTTCGGGACGTTGCAGCATGTGCTGTCGGGTGCGGCGGGCGCGTTTGCGGCGGATCCCGAGGAGATTCTGATCGATCTGGTCCAGGCGCTGCGGCCGCCGTACCGGCAGGGCGCGGTGTGGTGCATGAACTCGGCGACGCTGGCGCGCATCCGCAAGTTCAAGACGAGCGATGGCGCGTTCCTGTGGCAGCCGTCGCTGAGCGCGGGGCAGCCGGCGAGCCTGCTGGGCTATCCGGTGGTCGAAGCCGAGGACATGCCCGACATCGCCGCAGGGTCGCTGTCGATTGCGTTCGGCAATTTCAAGGCCGGGTATCTGATCGCCGAGCGCGGCGAGACACAGATCCTGCGCGATCCGTATAGCAACAAGCCGTTTGTGCACTTCTATGCGACCAAGCGGGTAGGCGGCGCGGTGACCAACAGCGAGGCGATCAAGCTCCTCAAATTCGCCGCCTCCTGAGGCGGACGGGCAGCGGGCGGCAGGGTTAGCGCGGCGGAAGCCATCGCGATTCTGCCGATCGTTGCATGCCTGATACAGTCGGGCCGGGGCGATGCGGGCGCCCCGGCCAGTTCCGACTTTTCCTCCGCGGGAGCAGACACATGGCAGAGCTGATTTACGCAGATTTGGTCGAGGAAACGACGACGACCACGGGCACCGGTGCGATTACGCCGGGGGGCGCGGTCGATGGATCGCGCAGCTTTGCCGCGGTGCTGAGCGAGGGCGACCAATTCTATTATGCGCTCGACGGCGCGCCCACCGACACCAGCATCTTTGAGGTCGGGATCGGCACCTTTACCAGCGGGACGATTGAGCGGGCGCCGATCATCTCGTCGGACGGGACCAGCGCGGTCGACCTGCCCGCCGGGACCAAGACAATCGCGCTGACGGTCGCGGCCGAATTCTACCAGATCGTGCAGGCGCATGACGTGTTTGCGGCGTGGCAGGCGCTTCCGGGCAACGAGGACGGGACAGTTGCGGAGTTCCTGGCAGCGACGGTGAACCCGGATGTGTTCGGCCCGTCGGATGTGTTTGCGGCGTGGCAGGCGCTGCCCGGGAACGAGGACGGGACCGTCGCGGAGTTCCTGACAGCGACGGTGAACCCGGACGTGTTCGGACCATCGGATGTGTTTGCGGCATGGCAGGCGCTGCCTGGTAACGAGGACGGGACAGTCGCGGAGTTCCTGACGGCGACGGTGAATCCGGACGTGTTCGGACCGTCGGATGTGTTCGCCGCGTGGCAGGCGATTCCGGGCAATGAGGGCCTGACCGTCACTGATTTCCTGGATCAGGTGACCGGTGTGGACGGGCTGTCGGCACCGCATTACACGATCGAAACCGAGACGCCGCCGGACATCGATTCGGGCTGGTCGCAGGAGGGCGTGGTCTATGACTCGCCTTCGCGCGACGAGGATGGCGAGCCGTCGAGCATCCGCTTCGGGCTCAACTTCACCTACGGCCCTTATCCGGCCGATTCGCAGTTTCCCGGGCAGCTCGAATATACCAACAATGTGTTCGGGCTGAGCTGGAACCTCACCACCAGCTTTACGCCGATCAACACCGCGATGGGCGGGCCGTCGATCCGGATCGAGAGCCGGTTCAAGAAGCCGACGCGCAACCCCGGCAATCCGGGTGGATGGGTGGACGGGTCCGAATTTCACCATGCGATGCACACGACGGGATCGGGTGGATCGGAATATCGGCCGATCAGCATCTATGCCCCGTTCGACGAGGGTGATTGGGGGTATGACTCCGACACCAGCTTTCAGGCGGCCTATTATGCCTTTGCCGATGGCTATCGGAACGCGCACGTCACCTTTGGCTGGAACGGGACGTCCAGTGCGACCAAGCCGATCACCCTGTCCAATCAGGTGCGGATCAATCGGACGGGCAACAACACGCCCTGGCTGACCCAGACCAATGCGGCGGGGACGTCCCAGATCAACCTGCCCTATGTCAATTCGGGCAATGGCTACACGTTCGACCGCGACATCTATCTGTCGGCGGGGAGTGTCGGGACCAACCCGCTGGGCATCCAGTCGCTGTTGTCGCTGGTCGGCACGTCGGGCTTCACCAACGGCGCGCGGATGATCTACCTTAACACCAATGCGGTGACGGGGTCGGTGACCGGGTTCGAGACCGAGCTTTCCGCGTCGACGCGGTTCGAGGGGTTCAAGCTGCGCAACACCCATGCGAGCGGCGTCGCCGGCGGCCGTATCCAGGGTAATGGGAACCTGTATCTCGACTTTTTCAACGAGGCGAATTTCCACCGCTGGGGCCTGCGGCTGAAAACCAATGGTGACTTTACCATCGGGCAGACCGAGCAGGGCAGCGATGTCTCCGACGCGCTGCGCATCAACTTCACCACGCTGCAGACCAGCTTCATGAAGGCGCCCAAACTGCCGAGCGCGACCGTGGCGGGAGCCGGGTCGGCGGCGACGGCGGGCGCGGGGGCGCTGCACTATGTGACCGACCTGAACGCCACCACCACCGGCAGCGTTGCGGCGGGCGGCGGGACCAACGACGGCGTCGTCGTCAGCGACGGCACCGACTGGCGGATCATGGCGGCATGGTAAGCGCAGCGGACGGGGGCTTTGCGATCGCGCGCGGGCCGATCGCTGCAGGGCCGATCGGCGGTGCCAGACGGCGGCGGTCACGGCCTGTCGCCGGGGTGATGTCGGTGCCGCGCGCAACAAGCGCAATCGCGCCGGGCGATCACCGCGATACAGTGATCGGCGGGGACGGGCGGCTGCATCGCGCAGGCTGAATCGTTCGCGTGGCGATGAAGGTGAGGGGCGGTCCTGCGGGGCCGCCCCTTTTTTCTTGGGAAAAGGGGGCGAGCGATGGGCATCTTCCTGAAGGATCCGGCGGCGGCGCTGGACTATGCGATCGACTGGGCGGCGATTGCCGGCGCGGCGGGGTTGAATGCGAGCAGCTGGACGGTCGAGCCGGCGCATGACGAGGGGCTGGCGGTGGTGGCCGAAGCGGTCAGCGGGCCGCGTTGTGCCGCGACGGTCGAGGGCGGGCGTCCGGGCGTCGTCTATCGCCTGACCAACCAGGTGAGCTGGAGCGACGGGCGGCGCGATGCGCGTTCGCTCGACGTGCGGGTGGAGCGGCGGTGATGGTCGAGACGATCGAACCGCCCGAGGCGGCCCCTGTCGCGCTGGCCGAGCTGCGCGCGTTCCTGCGGATCGACGGCGCGGATGGCGATGCCGAGCTGGCCGCGCAGCTGCGCGTGGCGACCGAGCTGTGCGAGGGATTTATCGGAGCGCCGTTGCTGGAGCGGACGCTGCGCGAGACGCTGGAGGCGCGGCCGGAGTGGCAGGCGCTGAGTGTATCGCCGGTGCGGGCGGTGACGGCGGTCCATGCGCTTTCGGGCGATGGCGGCGAGGTGGCGCTGGCTCCTGCGGTTTATGGGATCGACATCGACGCGGCGGGGCGGGGATGGGTGCGGTGCGCTTCCTCCGCCGGACAGCGGATCGCAGTCGTCTATTCGGCGGGAAGCGCGGGCGACTGGAACGCGGTGCCTGAGCCGGTGCGGCACGGCATCCTGCGGCTGGCGGCGCATCTGCGGATGGATGGCGATGGCGTGCCGCCAGCGGCGGTGACGGCACTGTGGCGACCGTGGCGGGTGATGCGGCTGGGCGCGGGGGCGGTGCGATGAGCGCGGCGGTGGTGCTGACGGACGCGATCCGGGTGGCGTTGACGGCGCACCGGCCGCTCGCGGATCAGCTGGCGGGGGTGTTCGATGCGCCGCCGCCGCGCGCCGCGACGCCGCATGCGCTGATCGGCGAAGCGCAGCTGTCCGACTGGGGCACCAAGGACATGGCCGGGCGCGAGGCGCGGGTCGTGGTGACCCTGCACGATGCCGGAGAGAGTCCGGCGCGGCTGCGGCGGCTGGCGGGCGAGCTGGAGACTGCGATGGTAGCGATTCCGCGGGCGATCGGCGGGGGCTGGGAACTCGCCAGCCGGGTGCTGCTGCGCGCGCGGATCGAGCGGAAGGGCGAGGGACGCTGGATCGCGACGAGCGAGTGGCGGCTGCGGATGCTGAAAGCTGATTGATCCGGCACCGGCCCGCTCCCCCACCCGGCCACCCATAGGATACTAAAGTTGGGTGGCCGGGTGGGGGAGCGGGCCGGTGCCGCCAACCAAGGAGATACGGACATGGCGGTGGAGAAGGGAAGCGCGTTCCTGTTGAAGGTGGGCGATGGCGGGTCGCCGGTTGCCTATGCGACGGTGGCGGGACTGCGCACGACGCAGTTGAGCGTCAATGGCGAGGCGGTGGCGATCACGTCGAAGGATTCAGGCGCCTGGCGTGAGTTGCTGTCGGGCGCAGGGGTGCGATCGGTGAGCGTGTCGGCGGCGGGGGTGTTCACCGGGTCGGCGGCGGAGACGCGGATCCGCGGCAATGCCCTGAGCGGGGTGATCGACGATTATCGGCTGAGCTTCGAGAGCGGCGAGACGATGACCGGGCGGTTTCTGGTCACGCGGCTGGACTATGCCGGGGATTTCAACGGGGAGCGGAGTTACACGCTGAACCTCGAGAGTAGTGGCCCGGTGGTGTCGGCATGAGCGCGAACCCGGCGCGGGGGGAGGCGGCGGTGCGGATCGCGGGGGTGGAGCTGGTGCTGCGGCCTTCCTTTTCGGCGCTGGTGGCGGCGGAGCAGGAATTGGGGCCGTTATTTGCGCTGGTTGAGCGGGCGGCCGAGGGGCGGCTGGGGCTGGGCGAGATGGTCGCGTTGTTCTGGCACTGCCTGAAGGAGCGGCCCGAGGGGCTGACCCGTGAAGCATTTGGCGAGGGGGTGGCGGCGGGGGGACTTGCCGCGGCGACCCCGGCGTTGCGCGTGCTGATCGGGCAGATTTTGGCCGGGCGATGAATTTCGCGGAACGTGCCGCGCTGCTGGCCGGGCAGGCGGGGGTGGCGTTCGGGTGGACGCCGGAGCTGTTCTGGAATGCGACGCCGGCCGAACTGGTCGCGCTGGTGCGGGCGGTGGCTGGCGAGGAGGTCGCGCCGCCCGATCGCGACACGATCGCGCAGCTGATGGAGGCGTTTCCCGATGGATGACGAGATCGAACACATGATGGTGCGCGTGCGCGCCGACACGCAGGGCTTTGCCCGCGATGTTGCCGAGATGCGCGCGGCGATCGACGGGCCGTTGCAGGCCGGTGCGGATCGGGCGGGACGCGCGGTCGAGACGGCGCTGTTGCGTGCCGTGCGGACGGGCAAGCTGGGGTTCGAGGATTTGAAGCGCGTGGCGTCGCAGATCCTGGCCGAGATTGCCGCTGAGGCGGTGCGCGGGGGGATGGCTGCAATCTTTGGCAGCGGTGGCATTGCCGGGGCGATTGGTAGCCTGTTCGGCCTGCCCGGACGCGCGACCGGCGGGCCGGTGGCGCCGGGGCGGGGCTATGTCGTCGGCGAGCGCGGGCCGGAGCTGTTCGTGCCGACGACGAGTGGGCGGGTCGAGGTGCCGGTTCAGGGTGGCGGGCGTGATGTGCGGGTGGCGATCACGATCAACGCGTCCAGCGGCGGCGAGGCTGCCGGGGCACTGAGGCAATCGGGGCGGCAGGTGGCGCGGGCGGTCAAGGCGGCGCTAGCCGGAGTAGATTGACAAGGTCAGGTCTCGGTTCGGTTCAAGTGATCCTCGAGCCGCCAACCTTCGGTCGTGCGGACCAGCCGGAAACTCTGACGAGAGCGCGAACTCATCCGATGCAGGACGCCCCGGCAGGCCACGGTCGGTTGCTCCGCCTCAACGGGGGTGCAGTGGAGGCCCGTGATACGGCGTGTGCGATGGACCGCGACCGATACGACATCGTCTGACTGGCGCGACGCATCGGCCTGCAGATCCCATTCCAGAGCGGATTCAAAGGCGTTGAACGCGGCGACCACGTCGTGCGGCGCGGGGCAGGAGATCGGTGCTGCGCATCCCGATCCGGCGGCGAGCATCATCGCAACGAGCATATTCGTCCCCCGTTCTGCGCGACTTTTAACACGGAGCACGACAATGGCATATTGGCTGGCGTCCGGGCGGACGGTGCAGGTGGCGGGGGTGATCTCGCGGTTCGACCCTGCCTATTGGACAGTCAATTTTCCGCGGCCGATGATGGCGTCGGTGGTCACCACCGCGCCCGATGCGCTGCGGGTAGATGCGGTGTTTTACCGGCAGGACGATCTGGCGGGGCTGATCTGGGAGAGCGTGGACCGGCATGACCACCCGCTGCTGTCCTATGAGACGAGCCGGGATTATCGTGGGTGCCGGTTGCGCTTTCGGTGGCGGTCCGGCGGGGTGATGCCGCTGGATGCGGTCAATGGCCCGGTGCTGACGATCGAGGGGCGCGATGCGGCGGGGGTGGCGCGCGCCTGGTATGTGCGGCTGTGGAACTATGCCGAGGGGACACCGGAGGATTGCGTCGTCAGCCTCGACTTTGCGAGCGTTGCGGGCGGGTTCGTGTTGCCGGATGAAGCCGATGCGGTGTGGGCGGGCGATGTCGACCGGATGTTCGTGAGCCTGGTGCCGCCGGGTTATACGGGCGAGGACGCGGCACTGACGGTGCCGGTCGAGGGGTGGGTCGAGCTGTCGGAGATCTCGGTCGCGGGGCCGGGGGCGGTGCTGGCGATTGGCGATGTGGTGGTGCCCGAACACGGGCTGTCGATCTGTTCGGGCTATGACGACAGCTATCATGTCACCCCGGCGCGGCTGCTGCGCAATGTGCTCCAGCTCGGCTATCGCGGGGACATCGTCCATTATGTCGGGATGAGCCATTATTTCCGGCTCGAAGCGGCATCGGGGGGCTATTTTGCGAGCCTGAGCGGCGGGGCGCTGAATGTGCCGTGTGTCGCGTGGCATGCGGATTTCGCGGCGCGGGCGCGGGCGCTCGGGTTCGGGGTGATCTGGTCGCTGTCCTATGAGCTGTTCGACGCGCATTGCTGGGGCGACTGGAAGCAGCGGGCGGCGGATGGATCGCCTGCACTGACCGGGTGGGAGCCGCCCTCGACCTTGCTGTCCCCCGCCCATGTGGGGGCGATGGGGTATCTGCGGGCGGTGGCGGCGGCGTTTGTCGGGATCGCGCTGGACGCCGGGCTGGCGGTGAAGTTTCAGGTCGGCGAGCCGTGGTGGTGGGTGATGGCCGATGGTTGGCTGTGCATCCATGACGATGCGGCGCGGGCGGCTTTGGGCGATCCGGGCGAGCAGAATGTGCGGGGGGAACCCGACCCGGATGTGCTGGACGCGGCGGGGGCTTTGCTGGCTGCATCGACTGCAGCGCTGGGGGCGGCGGTGCGTGGCGTGGCGGCGGAGGCGGAGCTGTTGCTGCTGGCCTATCTGCCGACGGTGCTGGATCGCGAGGCGCCCGAAGCGATGCGGGCGAATTTGCCGGTCGGCTGGGCGTTTCCGGCGTTCGATGTGCTGCAGCTGGAGGATTATGACTGGGCGGCGGCGGGCAATGCCGTGGCGAGCGCGCGGGGCGTGGCGCTGGCTGAGGGGCGGCTGGGCTATCCGGTGGAGCGACAGCATTATTTCGCGGGGTTCGTGCTGAACCCGGAGGATGCGCGGCAGTGGCGCGGGATTGCCGATGCGGCCGATGTGGCGCGTGCGCGGGGCGTGGCGGCGACGTTCATCTGGGCGCTGCCGCAGGTGATCCGCGATGGATTTGTGACCTTCGATCAGGAGGATGAGATGCAGGCGTTTGACGATGTGCTGTTCCCGATCGCGCTGGGACGTGAGGCGGAGGTGGCGCCCGAGGTGTCGACCGCGATCCTGACCAGTGCGGGCGGGCATGAAGCGCGCAATGCCGCCTGGGCGCAGGCGCGGACGCGGTACGATGTCGGGCCGGGGGTGCGGAGCGAGGCGGATATCCGGGCGCTGCTCGGCTTTTACCGGGCGCGGATGGGGCCGGCGCGGGGGTTCCGACTGCGCGATCCGTTTGATGACTGTTCGAATGATGAGGGTGCGCCTGGGGCGACCGACCAGGTGTTGGGCGAGGGCGACGGCGAGCGGCAGGCTTTCGTGCTGGTGAAGACCTATGGCGATGTCGCGCGGCGGATCACCCGGCCCGTGGCAGGGAGCGTGCGGGTGGCGGTGGATGGGGTTGAGACGGCGGCGTTCTCACTGCAAGCGGGTGGGACGGTCGTGCTGGACGAACCGCCGGGGAATGGGGCGGTGGTGACGGCGGGGTTTCGGTTCGATGTGCCGGTGCGCTTTGCCGAGGATTCGCTGAGCGTGAACCGGGCGACATTTATGGCGGGGGCTGCGCCGAGCGTGCCGTTGGTGGAGGTCAGGGAAGGCTAGGGAAAGCTATGCGTGACCACGATCTCACCTACGATCGCTAAGTTGAATGCATCGAGGTCTTCGGCGGGAATCCAATATTCGCGGTGCGCCCGCCCGCCTGCTTCCTCGATCCGGTATGCGGCAAGAAAGTCGCTGCGCACATCGAACCGGGTGACAAAGCCTGAGCCGCTTTCCGGCACGTTCCAGTCGCGGGCGATCTTGATCGCATAGGCTTCGGTCACGACGGGGTAAAAGATCGGCTGTTCGGGCAGACGTGGCGGAAAGGCCCGCATGCCCGACTGGCGGATCAGCTCAAGTTCCGCCGGGCCGACCGGTCGCCAGAGGGTGGTCGCGTCCTCGCTCACATTGCGACGATAGGCAGACGGATCGTTTGGGCCAAGCCCGACAAGTCATTTTGAGCGCGCGGACGCGCGCACCCACCCCAGCCCCTCCCTTGGAAGGGAGGGGGGAGAGATGTTTATGACCTGGCTGAACGAGCCGCTCGCCACGATCGCCTATTGCTGGCGGATCGAGCGGCGGGATGGGGTGGCGATTGGGCTGACCGCGCATGATCGCGACCTGGAGGTGGATGGGTTCCACTATCGCGCTGCGCCGGGGATGACGCCGTCGGCGATCCGGCGCGGGGCGGGGCTGGATGCCGACAGCATGGATGTGACCGGGGCGCTGACTGGGGCGGCGATCAGCGAGGCGGATTTGCTCGCCGGGCGCTGGGATGGCGCGCGGATTACGCTGTTCGCGGTCGACTGGACTGCGCCGGATGAGGTGGTTGCGCTGGGCAGCGGGACGATCGGGGCGGTTGAGACGCGGGACGGGACGCTGACTGCCGAGCTGCGCGGGGCGGCGGCGGCGTTGGATGCGCCGGTGGTCGAGATGACGTCGCCCGAGTGCCGCGCCGAGCTGGGTGACAAGAGGTGCCGCGTGGCGATGGCGGGGCGGCGGCGGTTTGCGCGGGTGGTCGCGGCGGACGGAGCTGCCCTGACGCTCGACGGCGCGGAATCTGTCGCGGGCGGATGGGCTGGCGGGCGGCTGCGCTGGTTCGGCGGGGCGAATAGCGGGCTGAGTGATGTGATTGCGGCGTCGGCGGGGGATGTCGTGACGCTGCGGCGTGCGCCGCGCTTTGATGCGGTGGGGGCGTTGGTGGAGGTGAGCGAGGGATGCGACAAGAGCATTGCGACGTGCGCGGGGCGGTTCGGCAATGCGGCGAATTTCCGGGGAGAGCCGTATCTGCCGGGGATCGATCTGCTGACGCGCTATCCGGGCGGATGAGTCCGCTGGAGCGGGCGCGCGGGGCGATCGGGGCGCGGTTTCGGTTGCATGGGCGGTGTGTGGCGCATGGGCTGGACTGTGTCGGGCTGGCGGGGCTGGCCTACGGGATCGCGGTGCCGCGCGGCTATGCGCTGCGCGGGGGCAGTGTTGCGCAGGTGATCGCGGTGGCGGCGGCGGTGGGGCTGGTGCGGGTCGATGATGCGCGCGCTGGCGATCTGTTGCTGCTGAATGCCGGGGCGGGGCAGCTGCACCTCGCCATCGCGAGCGAGACGGGCGTGATCCATGCCGATGCGGCGTTGCGCCGCGTGGTCGAGCGGCCGGGCGTGCCGCCCTGGCCCGAGCTGGGACGCTGGCGGCAGGGAGAGTGATATGGCGACTTTGGTGCTGACCGCGATCGGCGGCCTGTTTGGCGGGCCGATCGGGGCGATGCTGGGCGGGCTGGCGGGGCAAGCGGTGGACCGCGAATTGCTGTTCAAGCCCAAGGGGCGCGAGGGGCCGCGGCTGACCGAACTGGCGCTGCAGACGTCAAGTTACGGCACGCCGATCCCCAAACAGTTCGGGACGATGCGGGTCGCCGGGACGGTGATCTGGGCGACCGACCTGGTCGAACATCGCCATCGCGAGGGCGGCAAGGGGCGGCCGACGGTGACCAGCTATAGCTATACCGCATCCTTTGCGGTGGCGCTGTCGGCGCGGTCGATCCTGTCGGTCGGGCGAGTCTGGGCGGACGGCAAGCTGCTGCGTGGGGCGGCGGGCGACTGGAAGGTGGCGACCGGGTTCCGGTTGCACCTTGGCGGCGAGGATCAGGCGGTCGATCCGCTGATCGCTTCGGCCGAGGGAGCCGGACTGGCGCCGGCGCATCGCGGTATCGCCTATGCGGTGTTCGAGAATCTCGAGCTGGAGGAATTCGGCAATCGCATCCCGGCGCTCAGTTTCGAGGTGGTGGCCGATCCGGGGGCGGTGGCGGCGGGAACGATCGTCGCAGCGCTGTCCGGCGGCGTGGTTGCCGCTGGCGAGGCGGCGCTGCCGATCGAAGGCTATTCGGGCTATGGCGAATCGGTGCGCGGGGCGATCGCGCCGCTGATCGAGGCGAGCGCCGCCTGGCCGGTCGTGGCCGGCGAGGGCTTTATATTGGCCAGCGGCGGCGGGAGTGCGGCGACGATTGCGGACCCCGGCGCGAGCGGGCGCGGGGTCGAGCGGACGATTGCGGCGCCCGATCAGGTGCCGCGCAGGGTGGCGATCAGCCATTACGACCCGGCGCGCGATTATCAGGCCGGGGTACAGATCGCGACCGACCCGCAGGGGCAGGATCGCGAGCGGCGGATCGAGCTGCCCGCAGCGCTGTCCGCTGCCACCGCCAAGGGGATCGCGCAGACCGAGCTGGTGCGGGCTGATCTGGCGCGGACGCAGCGCGTGGTGCGCCCCGGCTGGTCGGCGATCGATATCGCGCCCGGCGCGCGGGTCGCGCTGGCCGGGGAAACGGGGCAATGGCGGGTGGTCGAGACGCGGATCGAGGCTGGGGATGTCGCGCTGGTGCTGACACCGATCGCTCCCCCGGGCGTATCGGCGTCGGCCAGCCCCGGGCGGGTCAGTCCGGCACCCGACCGAGTCCATGGCGCGACCCGATTGCACGGATTTGAAATTCCGCATGTCGGGGAGGGATTGTTGAGCAGCCCAAGGCTGTTGATTGCGGCGTGCGGTGAGTCGCCCGGCTGGCGCAGGGCGACATTGGCGCTGAGCAGCGATGATGGCGGGCGGTGGGAAGGGATCGGCGGAACGGCCGCACCCGCGGTGATCGGAACCGTGGTGGCGATCGCGGATTCGGCCAGCGCGCTGATCGAGGATCGGATATCGCGACTGGTCATCGACCTTGCCCATGCCGAGCTGGAGCTGACCGACGCGTCGCCTGACGCGCTGGATGCCGGGGGCAATCTGGCGTTGGTCGGGAATGAGCTAATCCAGTTCGGACGGGCCGAGCCGCTTGGTGACGGGCGTTGGGCGCTGAGCCAGCTGTGGCGCGGGCGGCGGGGGACCGAGGATGCCGTCGGAGCGATGGTGCCGGGCGACCGATTTGTCCTTCTCACGCCCGAGGCGTTGGCGGTGCAGGATGGGCGCGGAGCGGTGGGTGCGCGCTTGTTGGTGATGGCGACAGGCGTGGGCGATGCCGAACCGGTCGAGGTCGTCGTGCCGGTGACGGGACGCTCGGCGACACCGCCCGCTCCGGTCGCGTTGAATGCCACGCCCGTTGCGGGTGGGCGGGTGCTGCGCTGGACGCGGCGCAGCCGGGTCGGGTGGCGCTGGGGCGATGGGACCGATTCGCCGCTCGGCGAGAGCATCGAGCGCTATCAGCTGCGGATCGCGGTCGCGGGCCAGGCCGATGTCGTCGCGATGACTGACTCCCCCGAATGGCTGCTGATGGGTGGGGACGCGGCGATCGTCGACGTGCGCCAGGCGGGCGACCATGGCCTGTCGCCGCCCGCCACCCTGATTCTCGAAGCGATGGAGTGACCCCATGACCATGACGACCCGATTCGCTCTGCCGCTGCTGCATGCCGGGCAGGCGCAGAAGGAAATGTTCCACAATGAGGCAGTCGCCGGAATCGACGTGCTGCTCCACCCGGACGTCCAGGCGGTCGGCATCGACACGCCGCCCGCAACACCCGAGCTCGGCCAGGCATGGATCGTGGGCACTGCGCCCAGCGGCGATTGGGCGCGGCACGCCAATGAAATCGCGTGCTGGACCGATGGCGGATGGCGGTTTGCGGTGCCGCGGACCGGCATGACGGTGTGGGCCGAATCGCTAGCCCAGCCAGTGCGCTATCGGGCAGGGACGGGGTGGCAGATCGGTGTCATCGCCGCCCGCCGGGTCGAGGTCGACGGGGTGCAAGTGATCGGCGCGCGCGGCGAGGCTGTTGCCACGCCCGCTGGCGGTGCTATCGTCGATGAACAGGCGCGCACTGCCATCGCGGGGATCCTCGATGCGCTGCGGGCACATGGACTGATCGGTAGCGCCGAACTGTGACGTTGCGGCAACAGTCCCCGGATTTTGTTCGCTTGCGCGGAAACTTTCCAGCGGTTAGGAAGTTAGCGCTGTCCGAAGTGGCAACTAAGAAAGGGGATTAAGATGCGGAAGCTTGCCGTAACTCTGGCACTTGCTTCGACCGCGCTCACCACGCCCGCCCTCGCACGCGACGACGCGTGGTATGTGGGCGTCGAAGGCGGTGCGATGATCGTCGAAGACATTGATTACGACATCGGCGCCACGGCGTCCGCTGGCACCGTCGACCATGACTATGGTTTCGACGTTGGCGGTACGATTGGCTACGACTTCGGCGGTTTCCGCGCCGAGGCCGAGGTCAGCTACAAGCGTGCAACGGTCGACGGCTATCGCTCGTCGCTCACCACGCCGTACTACACGACCACCCTTGCGCTGGCGAACATCGCGCCGGGCAACTACACCTATGCGGGTGGCACCTCGACCGCACTCAGCTTCATGATCAACGGCATGCTCGACTTCGGCGACGATGATGGCCTTCAGGGCTTCATCGGCGGCGGTGCCGGCGTGGCGCGCGTCAAGGCTGACTATGCGCTCAACACCCGCGGTTCGTTCATCGATGACTCCGACACCGTCTTCGCCTGGCAGGCGATCGCGGGTCTGCGTCAGCCGGTGACCGACAACATCGACGTGTCGCTGAAGTATCGCTTCTTCAACGCGGACAATGTTAAGCTGGTCGACGTGACCGGTCGCGTGTTCGACGGTCGTTATCGTTCGCACAGCCTGCTCGGTGGTGTGACGTTCAACTTCGGTGAGCCGGCAGCTCCGCCGCCTCCGCCGCCGCCCCCG